CCAGAGATTGTTGAAACAAGAGATAATGGATTCAAAGCCGTTAAATACGAAAAAATAGTTGCTCTTCTTATAGAATCAAACAAAGAACTTATCAAACGAGTAGAAGAGTTAGAATCAAAAATAAAATAAATGTACGATGTTTATTACACAACTGGCGGTGGACCATATACCAACGCGGGTTCTGATAAATGGGTAAACGATTGGTTAGAATTAATTGTACCAAACTTAAAAGTAAAACCCATACTTCTTATCCACAGAAACAAACCAAAAAACTTTGATGAATTCAATTATGAATTTCCAATAGAAACTTATTGGCATGGAGATGATATAGAAAAGTTTGAAGAATTGTGTAATGGTGCAAGAAGAATCAACATACTACATGGACACTATACACCTATGAAATCTATCATAGATAATAAACATAAAATTCATTCAAACATCCTACATAATTCAGTAGACCATGTTTTAAAATCCTCTTATGGACTAGATACTTATGCATCACACGCACCATATATGGATTCGGCATGGGAAAAAGAAGTTGTAGAATATTCCAAACATAATATATGGATTGGTTTGTTTGATATTTTAATTAAAAATCAAAACATTCAAAACTTTTACGAATTTAAAAAGAATTGGGATTTATCAGAATCCAATACATTAGGATTTTGTGCAAGACCAGAAGGAAGAAAAAATCCTCATTATTTAGATAATATAAAATCTTTCATGTTTACTGAGGCATTAGAAACAATGTGGTATTGGAAAGGTTGGATGAAATTAGATTTAAGTAAATCAAAAATTTATCATTACAATTCAGATTTTAAAGATGAGTTTTACAAAAAAGATTGGGGAGTATCTCATTCTTGTTTTACAAATGAACCATTTGGATATGGTATATTTGAAGCAATAGATTATGGAAAATTACCTATTTTATTCACAAATTGGTGTAAAGATTTTGATTATCCTTATCGTGCATCATCTAAAAAAGAATTCTTAGATATTTATAACAAGATATGTGAAACACCATATAAAACCAAATTAGAGTGGTTTAATAAACTAAAATCTTATATGATAAAGAACTATTCTGATAAAAATAAGTGGATATCATCATTACTTGATATTTATAATATATAGGAAAATATTATGCCATCATCTGGAGATACTTTAAGTTTAAAACAATTAGGAACAGCAGTTAGAACAACATCAACTGGTAGTGGTGTTTCATTAAACACTATTAATAGTAGTGCAGGAGCAACAGTAAAATTATCAGAATATGATGGTGGTTCGATTGGTAGTGTTAGTGGTTTTACATATGTTGTTGAGAATACAACAGAAACATATAGATTAAACTTTAGTTCAACTGGTTCAAAATTTTCACAAATAGCAACAAAGGCAGCAAACTTTACATGGAGTGTACCAAGTGGTACTAAATTATCTGTAGCAGCAAATTCAGGTGAAACTGCAACTTTTACTGCAGGAACAATGACTAATAATACAGATAATTCAGACCAAACAGTTTTACAAACTGTTGCAACTAATACTGTTAGAGCAGTTTTTGATGATACTTTTAATGGTCATATAAGTGGGTTTGGTGCAAATAAAGATAAAACAGTTTACGCGGTAGATTCTTACGATAATAACGCAACTGCACTTTGTTTAACCGCAGATTCACCAATCACTAAATACGATGGTACTATTGTAAATGTTGGTGATTTAGATGAAGGGGATGAATTATTAGGATATAATCCAAACAATCTAAATTTAGATTCAGATGCTGATTTCTTCCAATGGAATAGTACTGATATAAGTGGTTCTTGGTGTAAGGTAAAAGTAAAAGATATTATATTTTCTTTTGCATCTACATACTATAATGTAAATTCAGGTGAAATCACAGCAACCTCTGAACATCCAATGTTAGTTTGGAATCAAGAACAATATAGATATGAGTTTAAAGAAATATTTAGAATCAAAGAAGGTGATAGGTTAATCAAACAAAATGGTGATGACCTTACTGAAGTGGCAGTAGAATCAATCGAACAAGTAAAAGAAAATGTAGAAATTGTATCAATCAATGTAGAAGATGTTGATACATATTTAGTAAATGGATATATAACTCACAACAAAGGAGGAAACTCTCATACAGATGAAAGTGCACCAAGTGCACCAACATCATTGGCATGGAATAATAGTACTCGAACTCTTTCATGGAGTGGTGATGGAACAAACGATGTATTTGATATACAAGTTGATGATACATCGACCGGATTTGGTTCACTTGCAGTTAATGAATCGCAATGGAGTGCTACTTCATATGTATATGGTGCAGGTCAACCAGCAAATGGAACTTACTACGCGAGAGTAAGACAATATGGTACAAATGGCCTACTAAGTAACTTTAGTAGTACATTGACATTTACTAAAAGTTAAAAATAGCGTTTAAGAAAAAAACTTATATTTATATATACACTTAAACATTTTAAAATTATATCAAAATGGCAAAAAAAGAAATAAAGTTTACAGAAGAAGAATTAGGAAGCATTAATGACTTAAGAAGTCAAATTGGTTCATTATTCGCAAAAATTGGACAATTACATTTAGAAAAAAAGAGAAGAGTCCAACAGGTTGAACAAGAGTTACTATCCGCAGAAGGAGAGTACACAAATTTGGTTCAACAAGAATCAGATTTATTTAAGGAATTAAATGGAAAATACGGAGATGGAAACTTTGACCCTACAACGGGTATTTTCACTCCAACAGAAGAAAAGAAAGAAGAAGCAGTAAATGCAAACTAAATTTTTGTCTTTTCTAAGTTTTAGTTAATACTTATATGTGTATCATTACACATAATTGATAATAGGAGTAAAATAAAATGGCAGAAAAAATTGTATCACCTGGTGTATTTACGAGAGAGAACGATTTATCATTCTTACCTCAAGGAATTGGGGAAATAGGAGCAGCGATAATAGGACCAACTAAAAAAGGACCTGCATTCGTTCCAACCGTAATAAACACTCAAGCAGATTTCGATGAAATCTTCGGTATACCTGATGGAACATACTATACAGGCTATACTATTCAAAATTATTTAAGAGAAGCAGGAACAGTAACAGTTGTAAGAGTTGGTCACTTAGGTGGTTATACTCAAACTAATGGTATTGCTTTAAAAATAAGTGGTTCTTCAGGAGGAATAAAAGCTATCTCGGCACTATTTAATTCAAGCGGTTCAGATGCATCAGTTGGATTCTCAGGTTCAGCACTTGATTCACAAGTATCAGCATCCGCGTTTTCTATTAGTGGTTCAGGCTTTGAAGTATCATCTTCAGTATTATATACTGCAGGAAATGATGTAGCTGATGTATTCGGTGAATCCCCTTATGGAAGTAAAACTGCATATGCATATAACTGGTTCCAAAACGCAGCATATAATCAAAGAACTTTCATCTCTGATAGTGGTTCTCAAGTTGTTTTAGAACAATTACCAGACCAGGCATTTACAAACGATGTACAACACGCCACTACTCCTTACATCGTATCACAATTAATTTCTGGTGAGAGACACAATCTATTTAGATTCCACACATTAGGTGATGGTACATATACAAACCAAGAATATAAAATTTCTATCTTCAATGTAAAAGAGGCAGGTTCTTCAAATTCTACAGATTATGCAACATTCTCAGTAGCAATTAGAAAATTCTCTGATACAGATAAAAGAAAATCAGTTTTAGAAACATATAATAATGTTAACTTAGACCCAGCATCTCCACAGTATATCGCTAGAGTAATCGGTGATAGAAACCTAAGTATAGATGCAAATGGTAAACAAACTGAAAATGGTGATTATAGAAATAACTCAAAATATGTAAGAGTAGAAGTATTAGAAGGATACCCAATAACTGCGGGACCATTTGGACATAGTGAATACACTAACCCAATTAGACTTACTACTCCATCTGAATTACCAGCAGTAGTATTTAGAACAACTTCAGATTCAAACACTGCATCAAGTAAAGTAAACTTTGCAGGTATTGATGTTGAAACTGCTGTTGTTAAAAAAGATAATTATAATTACTTAGCACCACTACCAAGTAGTGCTGGTACTGGTTCAAATGTAGTATTTGCATTTGATTCTCAATTATCTTATGAACTAACAGGTTCAACTGATTCAGATACAAAATCAAAAGATGTAGCTAAGAGACAGTTTACTGTAGCATTCCAAGGCGGATTTGATGGATGTGCACCAACTGTTGCTTATAACAAAGGTGCTGGAATTGCTGCTGGAAACTCACAAGGGTTCAACTTATCAAGTTCAACTGCAAGTGGTTCTGTTGCATATGTAAAAGCAATCAACGCAGTATCTAATCCAGATGATTTCGATATTAACTTAGTATCTGCACCTGGTGTTGTACGAAGATTACACTCTTATGTGTTTGATAAAGTAGTTGATATGGTAGAGGCAAGAAGTGATGCTTTCTTCATCGGTGATGTAGTAGGACAGAATGATACTATAGGACAGGCAACTACTCAGGCAGAAGCAATTGATAGTAACTATGCAGGTACTTATTATCCATGGGTCAAAACGATTGATGCTAACACTAATAAGTTAACTGCAGTACCACCATCAACTTTACTACCTGGTATCTATGCAGCGAATGATAGAGTTGCTGCTGAATGGTTCGCACCAGCTGGTTTAAACAGAGGTGGAATTGTTGGAGCAGTATCTGTACTAAACAGATTAACTCATGCTGAAAGAGATACACTTTATGAAAGTAAAGTAAACCCAATCGCACAATTCCCAGGCGAAGGAATCGTTGCTTTCGGACAAAAAACTTTACAAGATAAAGCATCTGCACTTGATAGAATCAATGTTCGTAGATTGTTGATTAAAGTTAAGAAGTTTGTTGCAAGTACTTCAAGATACTTAGTGTTCGAACAAAACACAGCACAAACAAGAGGAAGATTTATAAATACAGTACAACCTTATTTAGAAGGTGTACAACAAAGACAAGGGTTATATGCATTTAGAGTTGTTATGGACGAAACAAACAACACTCCAGATGTAATCGATAGAAACATTTTAGCAGGTCAAATATTTTTACAACCTACTAAGACTGCTGAATTCATTGTAATTGATTTCAACATTCTACCGACTGGAGCATCGTTCTCGGCTTAAAAAAATGAAAAAATTATATTTATTAGTATAATAGGAGAAAAATAAAATGGCAGAAGTATTAGAATTTAACGATATGTTTTATACCAACTTCGAACCGAAGATGAAGAATAGATTCATCATGGAAATCGATGGTATCCCTTCATATCTTATAAAAACAGCTAACAGACCTTCAATCCAATTTGAAGTTGTAACTCTTGACCACATAAATGTTAAGAGAAAACTCAAAGGAAAAGGTGAGTGGCAAGATGTTGAAATATCATTATATGACCCAATCGTACCAAGTGGTGCACAATCAGTCATGGAATGGGTGAGAAGCTCACACGAATCATTAACAGGTAGAGATGGATATGCAGATTTCTATAAGAAAGATATCAATTTCTATATGTTAGGACCAGTTGGTGATAAAATTGAACAATGGACTCTAAAAGGTGCATTTATTAATAATGCGGTATTTAATGATGTTGATTGGACTTCAAATGACCCTGCTGAAATCACATTAACGCTATCTTATGATTACGCAATCTTAGAATTCTAATACTAATAATATATTTCAAGAAAGGAAAGTTCTCTATGTGAGAACTTTTTTTTTGTCTAATATGTATTGATATATGGTTACACAAAGATTCAATGTAGGTTGGTTAAACGAAGAACCAAATGGTCATTTTTTTGGTTTAACTAAACTTATACAAGAGTTAGAAGGCCGTGTTACAAAAAAACATGGTTTCCCACCACCTAAAATGAAGATGTTAGAGATTGGTTCTTATATGGGAGAATCTACTATGTTATTTGCATCATCAAATTTATTTTCAGAAATACACTGCGTAGAACCATTTAGTGGTTATGAAAAATTCAATGATGATAATGATTATCATTGGGGATTTATCTATGATGAATTTAAAACAAACACAAGATTTTTTGATAATATAACTTTACATAAAGATTTTAGTTACAATATAGTAAATAATTTTGAAGATGAATCATTTGATTTTATTTATATTGATGCAAATCATGAATATGAAGATGTAAAAAGAGATATAGAGTTGTGTTTACCAAAACTAAAAAATGATGGAATTATTGCAGGTCATGATTATCATGAAAACTGGCCTGGAGTTGTAAAATCGGTTAATGAGTTATTGGGAGAACCTAGTCATGTATTTTGGGATACAAGTTGGATTAGATATGAAATATAAGTTAATAGAAAATATAATACCATCAGATGTAATTGAATATCTTCAGAAGTACACTTTAGAAGTTAAAGAAAGAATTAAACCATACGAAGGAAACCCTAAATCAAATGGTTCAGGTGTTTATTGGAAAGGATTAGATATGGCATCTAAGTGTCCAATATGTTCTCATTTAGAAAATAAAAAACTATATGAGGTTTACACTTCTCAGTTTATGCGTGATATCATAACACCATATATTCCAAATCCATATCTTTTTAATGACCAAATAGTTGTGAAAGAACCAAATGAAGAATTTTCATTTGAACCCCATAGAGATAATCAGTACGGTCCATTCCCAAATGATGATGAACTACTGACTATAAATTGTATGTTAGTTTTAGATGATTTTACTGAAGAAAATGGTGCAATTAGTATCTTAGATGATGAATGGATTACACTATACCCAAAGGTAGGAGATATACTAATGATTGAAGGAAACATACTACATTCTTCTAAAATAAACCTATCTAACCAACCAAGAAGGGCGTATCTTTGTGTTTATTCTAATAAATCTATAGGTAAAGATTTTCAAAAAGGGTTTTACTACGAAAAATTCTAATTTTTTTATTCTTATATATTTATATACGAACAAAATATAAAAATATGGCAGAATATCAATTTCCTACCGAAGTGATAGATTTACCATCTAAAGGTAAAGT